ATGATTGGGAAGAAAATATTAAATTAAACAACCCTAAAGATAATGAGAAATTTGTATGGTTCGAAACTCTTAAAGATGAAATTAGAAATAATGAAAAAGAGGGAGAACCTAGATCTTTCCGTGTATCTACAATACACCAACAATTTTGGACTAAGAAGTTAACTGCCGAGTTAGTTTCAAAAACTTTAATTGACCGGAAAAATAATCAAATAATGATAGGTTGTAATCCAATAGTAGAGTGGCCTTTGATGGCTTCCACGCTGCAAAAAGGAAATATCTTTGCAGGAGATATAGGAAAATGGGATGGTGCTATGTTGCCATCAGTACAAAAAGCCCTTAATGAAGTTATTTTAGATAAATATAGAGGACATCATAAAGAAATGTTAGCAGCTATTCTACAAAATTTGATGAATTCAATCGTTTTAGTTCAAGGCAAAATGTATATAATGACACACTCAATGCCTTCAGGATCATTTTTGACGGCTTTTTATAATAGTTTAGTTAATCGTTTCTACACAGCCATGTGGTATAAAAGACATACTCCAGAAGCCATAGTTGCTGTTTTTAATAAAGAAGTGGTAGACTATGTCTATGGAGATGATAAAGTAGTAGGAGTTAAGCCTACAAGAACTGATCTTAATGCAGTTACAATGTTAGAGTTTTTTAAGTCTATAGGAATGAATTTCACCGACGCAAATAAGCAGCCAATAACGGTTCCTTACCAAAATTTAGATGAAATATCATTTCTTAAAAGAGATTTTATGTATCACGCAGAATTAGGTAGGATTGTATGTCCTCTATCTCTGAATACACTACAAAATACCATATCATGGGTAGATACAACTAAAGAGTTAGACGTAGTGATGGATGGAAAAATAGGAGCAGTGTACAGAGAATTGTATCTGCATCCGAATTATAAAGATTTAATGGTTAACTTCAGACTCATTGTCCAAGAAGCTTATCCAGATTTTAGGTGGCTATCATATGAGTCGCTGAAAAATTTGTACAATAGGAGCCCAGAGCAATTCTTAATAGATAGCTCTAAGTTCTTTTCATATGAATAAACAAATTTATAGGAATCTTATTCAGTCTTAATTTTTCACTGAATATTGTAGCCCTTTAGAAAAAGATCCCATTTATGGAAATGGAATTGTACATATTTGGTAATAAATTCCGCACAAAATAAAAATAATAATAATACTAGTTCTGAAGCGTCTAGTCAAAACGTTTCGAATCAACAAATTTTAGCAAGTGTAGAACAAGACGTTATTAGTTCTGACTCGAGAAACAGAGATTTTGACAATCTTAGCACTTTTACAGAAGGATCAACAAATAATCAAACAGGTGTTTCTGTTGGAAACGCAGTTGTTAACCCAGTTTCTCAAGCTTATTATTCTAGTCTTAGAACTAGGAGTGTGGTAGAACCAGATTTTATTTATA